TGGACTTTTGAATCTGCACAAGATGCACAAGCCATGCACGGTATTGACGTTGAAGCAGAAATTATGGCTGCTTTGGCCCAAGAAATTACCGCTGAGATCGACCAAGAAATCCTTCTCAGCCTACGTTCATTGGCCGCAACTGAGTTTACATACAACCAAGCTACCGTTTCTGGTACTGCTACGTTTGTAGGTGACGAGCACGCTGCTTTGGCTGTTTTGATCAACCGTACAGCTAACTTGATCGCTCAACGCACACGTCGTGGCGCAGGTAACTGGGCTGTTGTTTCTCCAGCAAGTTTGACAGTATTGCAATCTGCAACTACTTCTGCTTTTGCTCGCACAACAGAAGGCACATTCGAAGCTCCTACAAACACTAAGTTTGTTGGTACATTGAACGGTGCTATGCGTGTATTCGTTAACTCCTACGCTAGTGACACTGCTAACGTATTGGTTGGCTATAAAGGTTCTAGTGAGGCTGACGCAGCCGCATTCTATTGCCCATACATTCCTCTAATGTCTTCTGGTGTTGTACTTGATCCAACATCATTCGAACCAGTCGTATCTTTCATGACACGTTATGGCTTCGTAGAGTTGACAAACACTGCAAGTTCTTTCGGTAATGCTGCTGACTACGTTGGCGAGATTGCTGTTCAAAACTTGTCATTCTCCTAATCAGAGTTCCGGAAACGGAAAAAACAAAAACGCCCTTCGGGGCGTTTTTTATTGGGCATAAATATTACACTATGGCAAATCCACCACCACCCTATTCAGACATCACAGGCATAAGTCGTGCTGTGATGAAAGACAATGCACAAGCATCTATCACCGATTACAACGGCAATGCTCGCCCGAGCGAAATTGTCTACTACGACGTGTAAAAACTAATATGATATCAGAAATAAAATATTCAGGATTATTTCCAAAAAAGCATGAAAGTCCAGTGGGCACAACACAAGGTATGAATCAACCCAAGCCTGTGCCCATTGTGGTTCCTGTGCAACAACAACCTGTTAAATCTTAAACAATTTCAAGTGTAGTCGGACTCGTTCAACAACACTTGCCCAGTCGCCCATTGCGGGTTGACGGAACAATCTTGCAGTGGCATACCAAGGTGTGTCATCTCTGTTGAGCAACCAGCGCCAGCAAGGGCCATAGTTGTTTAACATAATCCACGTGGGCTTGCCCAAGGCAGCACTCAAGTGTGCGGCAGCAGTGTCTACACTCACTACCACATCAAGATTTGCGACCAATGCGGCTGTGTCTGCAAATGTGTTTACACCACCAGGGAAACAGCGTACTCCTGCTGCCACCAGTTCTTTTTCTTCTTCTGCACTGCAATCAGCCTGCAAGTTATACCATTCGTAATCTGTGTGTGATTTAATCAGGCCTAACATAGTGGCAAACGGCATGGCCTTGTGCTGATTGATCCAACTGTCACGTCGTCCTGACCAGGCAAAGCCCACTCGCAACTTGTTCTTTGCGCCTAGATTTCTGCGCCAGTCTGCAACTAGCGTAGGATTGGGATTTAGGTATTGAATAACTGTGGGCAAATTGTCAACGCGAACATTTAACTTACCGGGCAAACTCATGATGGGAATCCAATAGTCAAACTTATCACCTGGATTTTCAGCATAACTCAACACTCGCACATCGCGCCCAATTTCACTAGATTGAATCAGTGGAATCAACCCGTCAGTTACTTGAACTGTGACTGTGCCACCAATGTTTTTCAAGTTCTGTACGAATCTCACAAACTGGATGATATCTCCATGTCCTTGTTCTCCGCGAACAAAAATAGTTTTACCATTTAAGTCTTCGCTATTCCATACGGGCCAAGGATAGTTGGGAATAGTACCTCGAAGATGTTCAAAATTATGCCGTGCTTCATAAGCAGGCCACCCACGTATGTAATCGCCACTCAGCAAGTAGGCTACTGCCAGATTAAAATGGTGTGTTACATTACTGGGATCCAGTTGAATAGCACGTTGTAAAAACGGAATAGACCCTGCTGGGTCACCAATTTCGCGGAGTACATTCCCGTAGTTGTTAAAAGCACCAGATGATCCTCTGTCGTTGGCCATGGCCAATGCATACTGTTGTAGTGCTAATTCTGGTTTGTGTTGTTCTCTGTAAGTATTGCCTTGAGCAATAAGTTGTTCTGTGTTTTGCATGACAATATTTACGTGTTATTTTACAGCCATCAAAATATCCAATTGCTCATAAATACTTGTCAACGCAATCATGCGTTTTATGCAGGCTTAAGACCTCTGCGTAGCGGCTAGAACCCGCATCGGACTTCTTTAAGGAGAAAACAAAATGGGTCGTCCTCTAAAAATACAAAAATATTCAACTGGCTCCAGTATCACTGGTGGCGCAGTAGCAATTGATCAAGCATATCCTCCGTTTGCCGCTCCAACGTCAATGGACACAAACACTGTTGTTTTGCCAACACCTGCTACAACACCACTGCCATTCACTGGCGTTGTTGGTGGCTTACAAGGTGGTGCTGTCAGCACAACATATCCCATTGTTGAAGTGACTGGCAACATTCAGAACAGTTATACAGGCAGTGCCAGCAGTGTGATTCTGCGCCAAAAAGGTGCTCATAAATTCCTAGTGGCCACTGCCGCTGGTATTGATCCTGCAAATGCAGTGATTGGTGCAACACCTTCTGTGGCATTGCGTATTCTTACGCTGGGTGATACAGATTGGCAAGCCATGGGTGCTCCAGTAGGGGCTGATGTTGGCACAGTGTTCACACCAACTGCTGCCTCCGGTGCAGGCACAACAGGTACAGCTCAAGAAATTGGTCAGTGCGTGTTAACAAGCGATTCAACTCCTGCTGGCGGCAACATGACCATTACAATGGCAGTGGGTGGAGATAGTACTGCTGTGTACGTCAGTAAGTTGACCAACAAGTTTGTACAAGACTTCAACGGTGGTGAAACCGGCGGCAACGCTGACACTGGTGATGTTTGGAATCCTGATCAAGTTGTGAATGATATTGAATATGCAGCCAACTTCTTTACAGATGCAAGTACATTTGCTAAGAGTGGTGCCGAAACAGCTACCTGGGCCAGTACCAATCAAAACAGCGATGGTACACTTGGTTTAGCACAGGTTGACAAACTCACATCTTAATTTTGTAACCCTGATCCCCACGGTTAAATATCGTGGGGATTTTTTATGACTATAGCATTTGTGTTAGGCAACGGAGTCAGCAGGTCTGGACTGCCGTTGGAACACATCAAAACATTGGGAAAAGTATATGGCTGTAATGCTCTTTATAGAGAGTTTACTCCAGATGTTCTCGTGGCTACAGATCGCCCAATTGCCCAACTGATACAAGAAACAGGCTATTCTGCACGACATCGATTCTACACAAGAAAACCCATTCCTAACTTAGGTGCATTGTCTGTTCCTAAAGAGTACTATGGATTTAGCTCTGGGCCAAATGCCGTGGGCATTGCGGCAAAAAATCAACACGGTAGAATTTACATGATAGGATTTGATATGGGTCCTAGTGTAAGCAATCAATTCAACAACATGTATGCTGGCACAGAGTTTTACAAGCCCAGTGATTCACGCCCAACTTTCACTGGAAATTGGGTAAAACAACTGACAACCATTACCAAAGATTATCCCGATACACAATTTATACGAGTCTGCGGAAATACCACAGCACGATTGCCGGAGTTGGACAAGATTAAAAACTTGACTCATGAGGATTTGAGTACCTTTGTAATGCGGATAAATAATCAAAAGGATCTCTAAATGGCTACAGTAAAAAATACCAGCGGCGACTATACCATCACGGTAGCAGATGGTCTTGGCCTACTGACCATCAACGCTGACTTAGATGTTGTTGGTAATATTACATATATTGACTCAACTGAACTCAAAGTCACTGACCCGTTTATCACTGTTGCTGCCAACAACAACGGTGCAATACAAAGCATGGGCTTGGTAGCTCAAAAAACAACCACAACGTTTGCAGGTTTACGATTTAACACAGTCACAGGCGATTGGGAAATTAGTGACAGTGTTGATGCACAAGGTGGACAGATACAACCATATCAGCCAATTGCCTACGGAAATATAACTACAGCACCTGGGCTACCATACAACTCTGTACAGTTCAATAACGCTGGCGCATTTGGTGGCAACAGTGCATTTACATTTGATTCTGTAAATAGCAAAGTAGGTATATCAGGACAATTGGTGCTGGGTAATATAGCAACAACACCAGCGGCAACAGCAAACTCTGCCGCACTTTACAACAACACTGAAGGCGGTGGCGGAACTGGCGTTTATGTTCGAAGCACAACTGTCAGTGACGAATTAGTTAGCAAACGCAAGGCTATTGTATATAGTCTTGTACTTTAAGGAAGCATAATGGCAATCACCAATACACGATTAACAACAACCAACCCAACCACGGTATTTGAAGCAGTCGGGCAACAGGCAATTACTACAATATATTTGTGCAACACAACAGGCACAGATGTTTCTGTTAATGTATTTGCAATTAATAGTGATGACAGCGTGGGTGCTGCTTTTGAAAATATGATTTACAATCAAATCTTGCTTACTGCTGGCAGCGGCAACATTGGCGATACCTATGTTATATCCACAGAAAGACTCATACTAGACAACGGCGATCTCATTGATGTTGAAGCAAATATTGCAGACTGTGTTACTGTAACGGTGAGTTCAATCGCAGTTTAATATGGGAAACTGGGTTAAAAATCGTCGACTAGAATCCGGCAGTACATCTGTTGTTATGCCTGCTGGCAGTTCGGCTACACGCCCTGATGCACCTGTGTTTGGACAATTTAGATTCAACACTGACATTGGTCTCATTGAATTTTATAATGGAGCAGTTTGGTCACCATTGGCCACTGGCGGGTCTATTTCGTACACAGTTGACGATTTTGTAGGCAACGGAGTTACCACAGTGTTTACTATGTCTATCCAAGAAGCAACAGCACAACAGATAATTGTGTTTGTTGGAAGTGTATATCAGATCCCAGTTACAAATTACACAGTCAATGGAGGATTTGACATTACATTTACTAGCGCACCGCCATTGGGTCTTCCAATCAATGTAATTCACAGCACAACTTGAATATTTTTATCAACTAAATACCCTATAAGGGAAAAAATCAATGGCTATTAGTAAAATTGCAGGGCAGATGTTAAAGAACACTCTCGAAAGAGATGGTGCTAATCTGGCAATTTCTGACACTGTAGCCGACACTCCTGTTGTCTTTGTTGATATCACCAACTCCAGAGTTGGCATTGATAATGCAACTCCTACTCAAGCACTGGATATATCTGGCAATGTTATAGCCAATAATCTTTTTTCATCCAACACAGTAAGCGCCACCGGTAATATTGTAGGTGGAAATGTTAACACTGCAGGCGTAATGAGCGCCACCGGCAATATTACCGCTAATTTCTTTATAGGTAATGGTAGCCAACTGACAGGAATTGATGCCACTAGTATTCAAAACGGCAATAGCAATGTAAAAGTATATGCCAATGCCAATGTGGCCACCAGTGTTGGTGGCAACGCCAATGTGTTTGTAGTCACAGGCTCGGGTGCTGATGTAACCGGAACATTAAGTGTGTCTGGTAACGGCACATTTGGCAATATTGAAACTGTCGGATATGTATCTGCAACTGGCAATGTCACAGGTGGAAATGTTTTAACCAGTGGGTTGATTTCTGCAACCAGTAACATCATTGGTGGAAATATTTTAACTGTAGGCGTTGTGAGTTCTACAGGTAATGCCACACACGGCAATGTGCTAACTGGTGGTGTAGTTAGTGCCACAGGAAACGTCACAGGCGGAAACGTTTTAACAAGTGGATTAATATCGGCCACTGGTAATGTCACTGGTAACAATTTTATTGCTGAAAATGCGTTTATTGGCAACATTCAAGTAACTGGCAATATTGACGTAAACAGTGTGACTTCTAACACTTTTGTTAGTGCAACTGGTAATGTAATTGGTGGCAACATCTTGACAGGTGGATTAATATCGGCTACCGGAAATGTTACAGGCAATTATTTCATTGGCAATGGCAGTCAGTTAACTGGTATTGATGCTACTAGTATTCAAAATGGCAACAGCAATGTAAAAGTATATGCCAATGCCAATGTGGCTACAAGTGTAGCAGGCA